CTCCGTCTCGCGCTTCAATCGAGAAACTTCCAATTTCATATCGATCATGCTTTCCATGACCCGCTGTCGCGCCGCGTCCAACGTCAGCGCGGCGGCTTTCTCTTCATACTCCACAACCTCATCCGCAAACCCGGCGTCAACGGCTTCCGCCGCTGTGTACCAGGTCTCGTCAGCCATCGCTTGAATGGCCTCTTCCGGCGTAAGGTTCGACCGCTTAGCATAGATCGCGGCAAACTGCCCGCGCATCTTCTCCAGAACCTCGGCCATCTTAAGCATGTCGTCGGCGTTGCCAATCGCCACACCCCAAGGGTCATGGATCATGAGGTAAGTACCCTCGCCCATGATGAGCTTGTTTCCGGCAAGAGCCACGACGGAGGCCGCGGAGGCCGCTAGGCCGAGGACCTCAACCGTCAATTTGCTGCGCACTCCCGACAGCAGGTTGTAGAGCGAAATCCCTTCCGACACGTCACCCCCGGGCGAATTGATCAAGAGCTTGATGGCCGTCGAGTCGCGGATCTGGTCAAACTCCGCTTTGAACTCCTCGACACCAACTCCCCAGAAACCAATCTCACTGAGGATCTGAATCTCTGCTGTGCCGTCATCGCCAGCCAACATCTTGAACCAAGATTTATTGAGCGGCATTTCCGCCTCCTTACTCTCCAGCCTTTTCGGTCGGCATCATATTTCCGTTCACCAAATAAGCATCACCAGACGGCCCCTCGATAGGATTCCAGTTTTCCATCTTGCGCCATTCGTTGGCGTTGATGATTCCGTTTTGCCGCGCCCAATTCAGCGCCATATACCGAGTCTTGATGTCTGACCTCAATAGCGCGTCCACGATATGCTCCGCGTAGATCTCCGATTGATACCGCAGGGAAATCAGATCACTGTTGATGTGCGCCTCCCATCTCACAAGCCATGGCCGCAAGGTATCCATCACGTAACTCAACTGCTCCTGCTCGATGTTGCTGAATGTCGCCCGGGAGAGCTCCTTGAGTTTGTGCGGCGGCATGTTCAAAAATCGCGCAATGTCCTGGATACCAAACTGCCGCGATTTAAGGAACTCCGCGTCCTTCAGCGGCATTCCAATCGGCTTGTACTCCATCCCCTCTTCGAGCAGCATGATACTGTGAGCCTTTCCCAGGCCGGCGTGCTTCAGCTCTATGTCCTTGACTAACCGCTTGGCCGCCTCCTCTTTCAAGGCCGGCGCATCTTTGGGACGTTCCACAACCGCACCGACGTGTGTACCCCGGCCAAAATACGTACCAGCTAATTCTTGCATGCCAAGCCCGAGACCAATGGACTCCCGGGCTACCGTCAGAAGTGGGTAGCCTTTGATCCCATCGAACCCTATGCCGGGAAGGTGGAAAATCTCACTCTTTTCAATCGTGTCTATCGTGCCGTCCATCCGGCGGTGCTTGTAGACAATCCGCCCATCCTCTTCCGCCGGCCAGGTCCGCTCCGGATTCATGAGCACAAACCCCCCCGGCCGGTTCGCCCTATCACGCAAGATCTGTGAGTACCCATTACCCCACACAATCGCGTGGTGTTGCATCGTCTCCCGCCAAATGAACGAAGTCATCCATGGGTTTGCCCGACGATTCAGCAGAGCATAGAGCGGATGCGCTCGATCCCGTTCACGTCCGTTACCACTTCTCCTGTACACAGGCAACGGGAGAGAGGCGATTGACTGGGAGATCTGCTGCACTCCGTTAAAGAACGCGGAAAACGCCATAGCGGATTGCCCGTTGACATCGACACCGGACAGCGCCTGAACACCACGCCCAGGCTCGTCACCGGCGGGGAACTGTTGCCGATGTTCATCGAACAACATCCGGAAGGCTTCGCGGAGGCGGTGACGGAATCTCATCCTACTATCACCCCCCGATCCTCGTAGACGGACCGTCTATCAACTCGCAGCGCCGCCCGGTTGTAGGACAGAATCATGGATATGACACCGTCGATGCGTTTGCCGGCCGACTTGCGCTCCGGCTTCATTAGCATAATGTTGCCTTGACGGTCGCTCTTGACCTCGGTGCATGAAATCATCCAGGAGAGGACCGGGTTCCCGCCGTGGTCGATCTCCTTGGAGAGGATTGCCTTCTCAAATAGGTCGGTCGGACCGGCCATCGTGCTCATGTTTTGCCGATACTCGATCATCTCAAGCCCCTCCTTCTGGAGGTGCTGCACGATCTCGACCGCCTTCCATGCGTCGAAGGCACTCTCTACAAGCACAAACTGCCTCGCGTCGGCCCGGATCTGGTCCTCGACCATATCGAAGTCGATCACCTCCCCGGGGCAGGTATAGATCAACCCCTGCTTCGCCCAGAGCGTATAGGGAACCCGATCCCGCCTCTGTCGCTCGAGGAGTCCCGCCTCTGGTATGAAAAATCTCGGGATGAACTTGGCCCGCTTAGGCTCGCCCTCCAGAGCCGGAAAACAGAGTACCCATGCAGTGATGTCCTGAGAGGTGGACAGGTCAAGGCCGCCATAGCACGGCCGGCCGGTGAGGTCTTCCTCGCGGATAGGACTGAAGTCGCACGCCGCCCAGGCCTCCGGAGCGATCCATCGACTCTCGGCCTGCGTCCAGATATTGAAGTTCTTTGTCAGGACGCCATTGGTCTTCGTGGGGATGGTGAGCGCGTCCTGGACCCGGCCCTGTAGGTAGTCCAGCCGACAGGATACGCCGAGATTGGGATTCGCCTTGATCCAGCAGGAGGGGTCATCGAGGGGGTCGTCGTCCTCATCCAGTGTGTAGATCAGAGCGAAATAATGCTCAAGCATCGGGATCTCGCCGTCGAGCATTTTCTCCGCGGTGCTCCACTCCTCGACGTAGCACGGCGAGTTCATGTCAAAGCCGGACGTGGTGATGACGTAGATCAACGGCTGGCGCCGGGCCCCCATGCCGGACTCGACGACCTCCATCCCCTCATTCCCCGGGTATAGATGAGCCTCGTCTACCAGGGCGAACGACGGGTTAAAACCATCCTGCCTCTCGGCGTCGCGACCCCAGACGGTCATGGCCGCCAGGTCGTCAGTAGCGAGATTGATCACCGGCTCGTTGGTGTTCTGCTTTAAGAACCTCGCGCGCCGTAGCAGGGCCGGACAAGCCTTGATCATGGCCGCCGCCCGTTCCATGCCATACTTTCCCTGCGCCTTCTTGGGTCCGAGGAAGTATTCCTGCGGTCCCGCTTCGCTGGGTTGATCGGCATAGAAGCAGTACAGGGCCGTCGCCGCTGCGTCGGTTGTCTTGCCGTTCTTCCGGGCCTCTGCGATGAACGCCTTCTTGAAACGCCTGAACCCGGTGTCCTTGTGGCGCCACCCGAAGAGAATCCAGTCCTTCGCCTGCTGCCACGGCTCGAGGTGGATCTTCGCGCCCTTCCACTCGCCCTCGACGTGGACGAGCTGCTGCTTGAAATCTATGACCCGCTCGGCCTGCGTCGGATCAAATACGTATGGGAAATCATCGTCTCCCTGACGCTCCAGGTCGCGGACGTGCCGCTCCATCGCCAGGCGGACATATTTGCCCGTGACCTGCTTCCCCGATAGGACAGATTCAATGTATTGCTCTGCGGTGTAGGCGCTACTCAAAACCAGCACCGCCAAAATGAGCCATATACTACGCCTGACCATTCAGCAGGTCCTCCATCGGGTCGCTCTTCTCCTCTGGAACCGGCACGCTGATTCGGTTTCGAGCTGCAGGCGAGAGACCGAACTCCGCCATGTATCCCTTGTATGTTGCCCAGGCGCTTTTCATGACAGCGAGCTCCGGAGCTGTCTGACTGTTTCGTCTGAGCCGATAGAGTTCCACCGGATCCATGGATGCGATGTCAATCCATGGGTCGAGTCCGGAGAGGTATTGCTCCAAGGACCGGCGGACCCTCTTTCCCGTGATCGGATTCATCGGCCTGTAAATGGCTTGCTTGGCCTCTTGGTATTGGCCGAAGGCATCGCAGGCGAGCATGAGAGTCGCCATATCCACAACCCGGAGCATCTCAACGTGTACCAGTTCTGGCGCGATCTCTTTCCACAACCGTCGCGACCATCGATTCATCCCTGACGGCGGCTTCGGAACGCTATCTACCATGGACGGCTCGGGCTCGCGCCCTGGATTCCGGTCCTTGCGGAAGGTCCCCTGGATGATTTTTGTCTTCCGCGGCTTGCGCGGCCTTCCCCCTGGCATCAGAATCCCCTTGCCCGAGTTTTGACATCGCGTGAACAAAGG